CTGCAATAAATGGTGGCTAGAGGGAGACTTGAACTCCCGACCCCAGCATTATGAGATTCGTATTTTTGGGCGGTTCTTCTCTAACTATTTGATTTTTCTGCTGTTCTTCGGCCTTGGGCTTGTCCAGTATGGGGTTGTATTGGTCAATTTTTCTTGGTGTCTGGTTTGGTGTGGCAGTGCTGTTTGATTTTTTCCGGTGCTCGGGGGTTTATTCCGGTTTGTTGCCTCCAGAATCGGCATAGGTCGCTAGTTTCTTTTTCTTGATTTGCTTTGTTTTGTGCCTTTTTCTGGGTTTCGCTTTTGGCTTTTTCTATGCGTTCTGCTCGGTTTTCTGTAAGTTGATTGAGCATATTTTGTATTATTGCTAGGCCAATCCATATTCCAATTATGGTTATGGCGATCCTTGCTAGGATTTTTGTTATTTCTCCCATTTTGTTTTCCATCTTTCCGCGATCCGCATGGCTATCCTTAGCCCCCTTCCTGTTCTCGGTAGTCTGATTGGGCAGTTTTGGTCATTGGTGAAACGTCTCCTTTTTCTGGTCTTTCGCGTCCTGAGTGCAGCCAGAATTCAAAGTCGGGAAAACATTCGGCTATCTGGTTTATTTCTTCAGCTCTGAAGTGACCGCGTTTGTTCATTGCATTGTTGATTCGGGTGAATGTCATTCCGGTCTTTTTCGCTAGGTCTTCTCGGCTCATCTTTTCGTGTTTTAACGTTTCTTTAAGCCTTTCTATGAATTCGCTCATATTGATAAAAACATTCAATATGTAATATATTGCATGTCATATTATGCATGTACTATATTACATGTGCGGGTGGCTAGATTTCTTCGCCGCAAATCTTAACACGTCCTTATAACCGCCATAGGGGTCGCGTGTTTTCAGGCGGGGCTTAAGGTAATTCTCATGCAACAGAAACTTGTAGTAACTCTTCTTGGCGCTCAATTTACTGAGTTCAATGATGATAAGACTGGTCAGCTTCGTCAGATGGCTAAGGTCTTCATCTGCAATCCCGCTCTTCCTGACGAGAGTGATAAGTTCAAAGGTCTTGCTGTTCAGACTATGGACATAACTCCTGAGCTTTATTCCTCTCTGGTTCTTCCGGCTGCTCTTGTTCAGGCTGAGCTGACTGTCCGTCTCAAAACAGCTTCCAAAGGTAAGGCGGGTTTTCTTGTTGAAGCTCTGCGCGTTCTCGATCCTGCAACGGTGAAAAAGGCCTCCTAATTGGGGGCTTTTCTTTTAGGGGGGTTTTATGGGCGCTACTTTGAATTTTGCTTCTGATTCTAAGGCTGTGATTCTGGCAAATCGTCGTCAATCGCTTTTAGTGCAAATGAGTTCTTCTGACGTTGATCAAGCTCTTGATGCATTTGACCAATTGCAGCGTGTTGAACAGGCCTTGGTTAATGAAGTTTGTTATTTGCTCTCGCAAGCGGGAGTTTCCAAGTGATTACCTATTTTGTTGCCTGTGAGGAAGTGCCGGTTGTTGATTCAAGCGGCCTTATTTATTGCACTTCCCCTGTTATTCGTGAGGTGCCTTCCACTCTCGTTGAGTTGACCCAGGCAGATATTGAGGCTTTATCTGAGGCTGTTCTTTTACTGTTTATTACGGCCTTTGTTGTTCGGTTTTTACGGCGGTATTTGGAAGGGTTTGTTCCTGGCCGGAATTGAGTTTGTCCGAATACCGGGCGGGCAAATATTTAATTATTCCCGGTTTAACTTTTGTTTGAGGTGATTTATGGATCTGACAGTTCCTTTGGCTGCTATTGCTGACGCTGGTACTGATATCGGTACTGTCGGCGTTGCGATTATCGGCCTTGCTGCTCTCGCAATGTCCATCCGTTGGGTCAAAGCAACTTTCTTTTAATAGTGGTTGTGTTTGGCCGGGGGAAGCTTCGGCTTCCCTTTTTTTTGGTTGCAGTTCGTTAGGTGGGTTTTATGTATGACGCTTTCAATGTTTGTTTTAATCGTTATCTGCGCGGCTTTTTGGTTGTTGGTTTGTTGATTTCTTCGCTTTCGTCATATGCACAAGATTGTGGCTGGGTTAGCTGGGGTGTTAATAATCCTTCGCAGGCTACGGCATCCAGCATTGCTGCGAATGCGTGTTTGAACCAGACGCAATATTGTGTTGCGTATCGCGCTCTGAAGCAGGGCACTACATTTATTAATTATCAGCCGCAAGTTTTTCTAAAACCTCCGTCGTGTCAATCGAATCCGTGTGCGTCAGGGCTTGCCTGGGATCAGGCCTCTCAGACGTGTTTGGATCCTTCTGCTTGTCCCGCTGGTCAGGTCCGTATTCAAGGCGTCTGCGCTGATTATTACGAGTGTGAAAGTGGCACAAAATTAATTGGCGCTACGTCTGAGCTGGATTGCGTTGGTACTGATGGTTCTGAGTGCCCGTTAAACCAATATTTCTATCCACTCACTGAAGAGTGTCTAACCGCTGACCCATCCAGTTCCTCCAGTTCCTCCAGTTCCTCCAGCTCGTCCAGTTCCTCTAGCTCTTCCACTTCATCAAGTTCTTCAAGTACTTCTTCAAGCTCATCGTCTTCAGCCTCTTCTTCATCATCCGCTTCTACCTCTGCCGCGTCTTCCACTTCTGGTGGTGAGAGTTCTAGTTCATCTTCCAGTGGTGGTTCTAGTTCTGGTAGCAGTTCCTCTGGTGGTTCGGCTTCCGCTTCGGGGGATTGTGGTGTGGAGCCTACTTGTGAGGGGGATGCTATTCAGTGTGCGCAGTTAAAACAAACGTGGTTGATTAATTGTGGAAAGTCGGTTGAGGGCAATGGCGATTGCGCGAATGAATTGGTTTGCGAAGGTGATGCAATTGTTTGTGCGGGTTTAAAAATGCAAAAGGATGGGCTTTGCGCTTGGGAAAAAGAGCGTGTTCTTTCTGATCTGCATGATTTTGCCACCATGAATGGAATTGATTTGATGCCTATGCTCAAGCCTGATCATCCTAGTTTTAATACTGAGGTGAATTTGCCTGCTTTGGTTGGTGGTGTTTTGGATGCTCCAGGTCCTGTTGCAGGTTCTTGTCCTCCTGATATTCAGGTTCCACTGCTTAGGGGGACTGTGGCTGTTCCTATGCAGATTATTTGTGATTTTGCTCTGATCCTTCGTCCTTACATGATTATTATCGGTACTTTTTATGGTGCTTTCGCGTTTATTCGAATTGGTTTTGTGGGGTGATTTATGTTTTTAGAGGCTTTTGTTTTTTTAGCTTTTCTTTTGATTATGTCTGTGCTTGTGTTTTTTTTGGTTCATCGTTTGTTAAAGGCTTGAGGTGATTTATGCCTGTTCCTGCTGCTGGTATTGCTATCGGTATAGCTAGTTTTATTTGGCGGATGCTTGCTTATGTGACGCCTTACGTTGTTGGTTCTGTGATTGCTTCTTTAGGTATTGGGTTTATTACATATATTGGTATGGACTTTCTTGTTGACTTAGCTATAGAGAAGGTTCGCCTTTCCTTTTCTGGTTTGCCGTCTGCTGCTCTTGAGCTTTTGAAATTAACTGGTGTTATTGACGCTTTTAATATTTTCGTTAGTGGTGTTATTTCTGGGCTGACTGCGAAATATGCTCGCTGGCGCACTGGTCGTCTTAAAAAGTTTGTTCTTAATGCTTAAGGTGATTTTATGATTTATTTGTTCACTGGTATTAATGGGGCGTCTAAAACATTAAATGCGCTTAAGTTTGTGTGTGAAGACGAAGTTTTTAAGGATCGGCCTGTTTTTTATTTCAACGTCGATTCGTTGCAGTTGCCCTGGACTGAGTTGACTTTGGATGAGGTTTGTAAGTGGTGGGAGCTTCCTCATGGTTCCGTAATTTTTGTCGATGAATGTTATAAGATTTTTCCAACTCGCAAGGCGGGTGCTGCTGTTCCTGAGCACATTAAGCGCCTTGCCGAGCATCGTAAGGATGGGTATGACTTCATCTTCGTTTGTCAAAAGGTTATGGGGCAAGTGGATGCTTTTGCGCGTGGCCTCGTAGGTCGTCATGTTCACCTTGAGCGCATTTTTAATAGTAATCGTGTGCGTTGGTATGAGTGGCAAAAGTGCGTCGATGACGTTAACGATTATCACCAGCGTAAGGATGCTGCTAAAAAGACTGTCCAGATAGATAAGGCTTATTTTAAGGCTTATAAATCGGCTGAAGTCCATACGATGAAGGCCAATGTCCCTTGGTTGAAGATTGGTGGTGTTGCGGCTTTGTTTTTATTGGTTGCGGTGCTTTTTGGTACGTTTGCTTATCGTATGCTTTCGCGTGTTGATCCTCCTGAGTCGCCTGCTGTTGTTTCTTCTCCTTCTTCCGGTCTTTTGCCTTTTGCCACTGGGTCTAAAAAGGATGGTCCTGTAACGACGGAGCAGTATTTAGCCGCTCTCAAACCGCGTATAGAGGGGTTTCCCCACACTGCGCCTGTTTATGATGAGTTGACCGTTCCTAAGACTTATCCGCGTTTAAATTGCGTTATGTGGCTTACGGGTGAACGGAATGGCGAATGTGTTTGTTATACACAACAAGCCACAAAAGCGTCTGTGCCTGTCAATGTGTGTGCCAATATTGTTAAGAATGGTTATTTCGATCATGCAAGGGAAGACCATGCGGCCGCTGCCCAATTAGGCGAGGCTGGCGAAGCGCCCGCCTTTGGGCGGCGGTCCTGAGTTGAGGTTCTTGTAACACCTCTTAAATAAATACCCCCCGGACAATAGGACTCGCTATGCACTCCGAAGTAAAAACCTGGAACCGTAGTATCGATAACCCCCTTAAGTTTTTTAATGGTGCTGATCCTCAAAGGCCGGAATTTATAGAATGTGATTATTCGGGTTTTTCAGTTCTTCATTCTGGTGTCGATACGTTCAAGCAATTGTTTCGGGGTGTTTTAAACCCGGATTTGTTGGCTATTGTTGAGGGGCATTACAGTTTGGATGCTCGGTGGCCCTTGGTTATTAAGGATTATGAGTTCATGGTCTCTAAGTCGGCTTCCGCTTCTGGTTTTCAGTGGATTTTAAAAAACCTTGATCTTGGGGTTATTTGCCTTCTTAAGTCGTTTTACGCTGAGGCTGATAAGGAAGGGACGCATTTTAAGATTGAGTATTCTCCGCACTTTTTGCTTTGTCGTGATCCTTTTGAAGTCGACAAAACGTCTATTGATCTCGCTTCTATATTTATGCGGGAATTTCTTTTTTCTGACGTTTCGGTTCATATCGCTGTTGATTTCAAAGGTTTTGATATTCCCGATAATTTAGAAAAAGATTTGCGCACTAAGGCAAAGCGCAATTTTTCTTATTCCGGTATCCAAGAATTCGACGTGGATTTTAACGGTGTTGCTCTTCGCTATGGCTCGAATGAGAGTTACACCTTTGGTTCTCCTGGTTCTTTGCAAATGTGTCTGTATGACAAGTCTAAGGAGGCGGATAAGCGTGATAAGTTGGCTTTTTGGGTTTCGCAATGGTCTCAAGTTCCTTCGGTTGCTGATCCTTTTTTGTCGGAATTTAAGGAAGGTGATCGTGTTAAGCGGCTTGAGGCTCGGTTTCATCATTCGGTCATTCGCCAGTTTTGCAAAGGTACTAAGGGAATGGAGTGCACTACTTTTCAGCAATTGGTTCCTCATCTCACTGGCCTTTTCCGTTATTTTTTGGATAATTTTCGGCTGCATTTTAATAAAAACTTTATCCATCCTATTTGGCAGTACTTGATGACCGATTTGACGATCTATGGTCCTGCTAATCCCTTTATTTATCAGCGTTCCTATAAGTCTGAGTCCGGTTCTAGTCGTCGTAATGTGGCTTTTTGGTTGGGTAATGCTTTGCGGCTGTTTGTTCGCCAGAATTACACGATTGAATTCGTTGTTAAGTATTTTATGGAGTCTGGCTTGTTGTCGGATTTGAAGTCCTATTTCTCTTTGCCTCCCAGTGCGGATTCTGGGGATTTGTTCCACGCTCTCCGGGAGTTTCTGGAAAGGCGGTATAAGCAATTGCAGCTTTCGGGGGTGGCGGTGTGAGGCTCTGGTGGTTGGTGGTTTATCTGGTGTTCGTTGTTTCGGCCTATATGGTTGGATATCAGGTTAGGCAGGGGAACTGCGAGACCTATGGTTTACAGTGCTCTGGTCCGGTTTGGTGATGGTTGGCACTGAGTTGGTGTTTTGGTTTTCTTTTTTAAATGCATTGGTTTGTTCTTCTGGTTCACTCGGTTCTTTTTTGCATTTGAAAAGGAAAATCAAAAGACCAACGCTCTCGAAACAATGCCTCTCGCCGAACTCTCGCACTATTAACCGGAAATTCCCCTTTCCTTTGGTATTAATTGCGCTCTGGCACGCTCTATCCGTTTCTGCAATCTCTGTTGCGCGATTAATACCAAAGGAAAGGGGAATTGTAGGTCGGCACCCTTAAAGGTATCAGCGCGCCAAACGCCAATTAAAAACTGTTCAGTAGGGGCGCCGCATCAGGTCCAGGGGCTTGAATTTGTGGGTAACTAAGCCATCTGGTGTGGCCTCTTCGTTTAGCTCGGTGTTGTCGGCTTAGTTATCCACAAATTCAAGACCGTGGGCCTGGGTTTGGCGGTAGCCAGTTTGTTAAGTAGCGGATCTATTTCCAAACGCATTGGCAGTCACTCTAAAAGGCAACGGGTTTGTATTGGGTCACTGCATTTTATTAAAGGACTCGGAAGGGTGGGTTTAGGTGATTAAGTGTGTCGGCAACGGGAAATGGCTTTTAGATGGGCGTCCTTTCGGCGCTTCGGGGCCTAGGGTTAGGAAGCGGTTTAGGGCGCGGAAGGATGCAGAGTCCTATGTTCGTCAGCTGCTCGCGTGTTCGGTTGCTGCTGTGGATCTGGGGGAAGGGGAGCGCGATTCTAGGCGGCTGAGTGATTTGGTGGATCAGTGGTATGAATTTCACGGCCGGTTGCTGCGGGATGCGAGGTATAGGCATATGCGTATGGTGGCGGTGGCGAAGCGGTTGGGTGATCCCTTTGCGGTCATGTTTGCCGCGGCTGATTTTGCTCGGTATCGGAAGGTCCGATTGCGGTCTGTGAGTGTGGAAACTGTCAACCATGAAACGCGGTATTTTCGGGCAATGTTTAATGAGCTGAAAAACCTGGGGTTATGGATGAATGATAACCCTATGAATGGTTTGCGGGTTTTTCCGGTTATGGAACGGGAGCTGTCGTTTTTGTGCCAGGCGCAAATAGATAAGTTACTCAAGGCGTGTGAGCTTTCTAATAGTGTGCATTTGCTGGCTGTGGTGAAGCTGGCGTTGGCTACTGGTGCTCGATGGGGTGAGGCTAACGGTTTGCTGCATTCCTGTTTATTTGCGGATCGGGTCCAGTTTGCTCGCACTAAAAATGGCCGGATTCGTTCTGTCCCTGTTGACGCTGCCTTGCTGGATTATGTTCGTTCTGTGGCTCTGCCGGTCGCTTCTGGGCGCGTTTTCTTTGATTGCCGTTCTGCGTTTCGTCGTGCGGTAAAAAGTGCCGGAATTGTTTTGCCTCGTGGTCAGCTAACGCATGTTCTTCGCCATACCTTTGCCAGCCATTTCATTATGAATGGTGGTTCTGTGGTGACACTTCAAAAGGTTCTGGGGCATACCGATTTAAAGGTGACTATGCGCTATTCCCATTTGGCGCCTGATTACTTGGCTCAAGTTCGGAATTTAGGGCCGAAGTTGGGATTTTGACTGGGTGAGTTGGGCAATTTTGGGCAACTTTTTGGGCAAGGTTGCTTTTTTGTAAGTGGGTGCTTTGTCTGAAGGGACTGCAATAAATGGTGGCTAGAGGGAGACTTGAACTCCCGACCCCAGCATTATGAG